ACATGCTTCGTCTAATTATAACTATATTGTTAGTCGGGGCATTCTTTATTTTGTTTTTTAAACCAAAATACAATTTAAAAAACAAAACAAGTTCTAACTCAGAGGCTGAAGCTTCAACAACTGATGGGTTTGTTGAAGATACTCAACGGGGTCCTATTCTTTTTGGACGGGATGGCATTCCTCCCAGGTATGGTGATATCGGTACGTTTGTTGCTTATGCATCTGTTTCAGAAGACCATTGGTTAAGTGGATTTCCGCAAAAGGGGGTTAATAATGACATGTACGAGGATACTGATACAAAACTTTCGACTCGTATAAGAGACCTTAGTAAATGATTAGGTGTATCTGAGGATAACAGGTTGCATAGTTTTACCCATGAAAAAACCTAAAAGAAAAACAGCAAATGCGATTATCCACGTAGATTTCTCGACGTTCGCGAATATATCCAGTTTTTCGGTTTGCTGGGGAGGAGGAGGAGGGTAATTCATTTCACTTGGATGATAATAATACGGTTGGTCTTGTACAATCTCTTCAGTATTATCTTCATTCTTCGCCTGCATTAAAGGGTCCATGTTTGGGCTATACTCAATGGGATTACCGATGTCAGTTTCCATTTCTAATATAGTTGCTGTTTTTTTTAACTTGATTCTTCCTCACTTTCACTTTCATCATCAACCACAAAATCTTTAAGGTTTCCATTTTCATCGCCGTCCTCACCATCACTCTCATCTTCTGATTTATATTCGTCTTCTGTGTCAATGAGTGACTCGGAATCAGTATCATCATGTTCATCCGTGGCATAATCATCATCTAAAACAGTTTCTATAGGTACATAAAGAGCTGGTTTCTTTATAGTACGCCCAGTTCTTGTCCTATACATTTAAGTTCTTTATGTTACATTTGTTTAAGTATCTTTAAGGGATAACTTACTGGTGATTTTAGACGGTAATAGATGCGTTCTAGCCTTACTTCGTTTACATAGAGGACACTTCTGTGTTATTTTGTTTTTATTGATACTGTATGACATGGTCTTATTGTCGTGTATACCTGAAATAGTTTCACAATAATTAGATGTTGTCATCACCATAAAATTGTTCTTATTGTCATGATTTATATTAACAATTCGTGTATCATCACTACATTTCATGTTATGATTTATAAAATATTCTAAATCTGGTTTTATTTCCATTTGTTTAATTCCTGGTTTTTCTATAATTTTTTTGATTTCAGGACATTTACTGAGAACTTCCTTTTTAGGGTAAAGTTTATCAATAATGTCATTTGTTAATTTATGTCTTCTACCACAAAAGTATTCACAAAATCCATCACGTCGTCCCCTAATTGTTTCATGTCGACTGAAACACTTTTGAAGAATCTCTCTTCCACTTATGATGAACCATACATGATTCGAACTATGATTTCTTTTTACATTTTCACAATATCTAGAAGTTGTCGCTGCGTAATACGTTTCTTTATTTTTGAATAATTTAGTGATGTATGCATTGTCCTGACCATCCATATTCTTTCTAATAAATGTCTCAATACGATTTTTCAACTCTTCGTCGTATATTTCATTATTAGTTTGATCATCAGAAAATGAACATTCTTTGATTCTAAATGATACAGAAGGTGGTTCGACTGTTATTGTCCTGGGTGCATCTGTCCGAACGGCTGACATTTTTAGGATTTTAACACTCGGTTCCGGACTTATTCTCGCGAGAGAACCAAGCGTGTACATAAACACTGGAAGATATGCCAACTGGTCAATCCTACCATTTTCACAACTTGCACACCCTTTACCACCACATGCGTCATGCTTCGCTCGTTTATACGACCATGGCATTCGGAAACCACTTCCCTTTGTTTTTCTACGTGCGTCACCGTATACAGACGAATCTATAATTTCATTCCAATCCATTGTGCTATTAAATTTTGATAGAGACACGAGAATATGTTCACGAAGTGCGATAGCTGAATTTTGATCAACTACAAACTCTGGCCAGTTAAGGTGTATACCCGTTTTCGTTATGTCACCAGAAGGTTTTGGAGGAGATACAGAGATGAGACATTCTTTAGCACCATGGAAGTTTACCGTGTCACATATAGTTTTAGATATTTCACGGATATCATCTATACCTAATGGTTCAACATCTTTGTAATCGATATCAACAAAAAAGTTATACGTCTCACTCTTTTGCTCAACAACGTAAATCCTCTCACCCGATTTTACAGACTGTATATACACATCATAAAATTCATTCAATCTATCAAATGGCACTGAGAGTTTACCTCCGTCCATGAGCACATGTGATAGATTGGTAGCATTATTGAATTTCTGCGACCAATTCTTAAACATACATTATTATTGTTCATCATCTCTAAACCACTTCATACACGAAACGTCCTGATATTCTTTCGTTTTAGAAAGTTCCTTTTTAAAGGTTAACAATTCATATACTGTTTTTTCTTCATTTTTTCCAATCCATTCTTGAATCTCTTCTTGACACATACCTCGGTTACTCGCTAACAGTTCACTTATCTGTCTTAAAATGAAAGCCTTCGACTTCATTATTTAATAGAGAAGGTTTTTCTATTATGAGAACTTATGCACGCGTAAAATTTAGGGTTTTTAATGACGTTATCAATAATGAGTTTCCATCGTTTACGTGAGTTGAACTCTTCGAGAGTATCATAACTCATGTAATCGTTTTCATCGTGCGTTTTGCGTATGGGTTGATTGTTCATCTTTTTAATTTGTGTCTTGTGCTTTTCTTCGTAAAATTTTCGTATTTGTGTCTGTTGTTCCGGACGAGAATAATTGACAAAAAATATATAGACATTATATTCAAGATCGACCGTCGGACTTTCTTTGTGTATAAATTTAAACTCTGTATACTCTCCATTTTTTAAAGAAACAACACCCCGCGTCTCTTCTTCTAATTCTCGTAAAGCACATCGTAAAGGATTAAATATTTCTCGTCGTCTACACCCACCTGTAACAAAAATCCAATCCTTAAACCGCCAATCTCTCACCGTGAGAAATCTCGGTTTTCCATCTATAAAACTAACCGGTATTGCGATTGCTTTGTACTTTTTCATTGCGCATTCGCAAGTTATAATATGTGGATATGTTTATTCCTCCTTCTTTACCTCACTTTCTTTGGTTTCAACGTTGGTTTCAACTTCTGTTTCGGGAACAACGGGTTCCTCAGGGGGTGCACTAAGATGTCTGACGACCTGGGCTGAAAAATTTCTAAAGCCATCAATATCCTTTTTAGTCTTGTTCAACTCTTTAAAAAGAAATACAAGTGCTACGGCGCATACGACAGTTGCGACAATCAATAGAGTATCTTTAGTAACCGGAATCATTTATAAATAAAAATAACATCTTCTTTTTAAGTATTCTACATCACTGCACCCATTTTGGTTTTACCGGATGCGGGACACTCGTATGGCGTCTGAGCGAATTGGACGGCTTCGTAATGCGCATTTTCACATGTTTTCTCCGTGGTTGGCGTTGTGGGCTGACCGACAAAGGTTTCAAGTGTCCTGGATTTAGGATCGTACGTCAATACAAAAACGATGGAGAGAAGAAAAACTATTTTCCAAAGCATCTTTTACTAATTAGTTAGAATATAATAGACCACCCATACCATTTTCGACCCTTAAAATGTTGTAATTTACGGCATAAATATCCTTATTTACCGACCGAGTATCGTTGATGATACGAGCGGAGTCAAGACGAGAAAAGTTGAGCGTGCCAGTGGGTTGCAACTTACCAGTCTCGAGGCAGAAAGGATACGTGAAGAGCTTAGTGGCGGGAGTGGAGTTACCATGGGAGGTGTGGTAATAGAGAGGAACCGAGGTGTAGTTAGGGTTCGCAAATTTGAAGTCGGCAACATCGGTACCGTTAATTTGGAGCTTGAGCTTATTGTCATCGTTGAGGATGTCAAGAGCAGCGCTGTCCGCTGAAGTGAGATACTTGACGGGGTGATTGAAGTTCAGCTCCTGCATCTTGGAACCGGAGGATACCGCCTTCTGTACCTGGGTGATGAGCATGTTGAGAGGTTCGGCAGCGAACATCTCACGCTCCTGGGTATCGAGGTACGCATAGTTCGCGAAGATATCCCACTTATGGTCGGCCGCGTCAGCACCCCAAGTGATCCGGAGCTCAACATCATGATATTGCAAGGCAATGAGTGGGAGAGCAGTCTGCCAGTTCTCACAGAAAGCAAATCGGAGAGGGTAGAAGCGCTCATTGGTAGCGCCACCGTAGAGATCACCGGCAACCGACTTGGAAGAAGAGGTCGCGGAGAGAGTAGGAGCGATAAGGGTAGAATAGGTAGAATCTTGTTCATCAATAACTTGACCCCCCACCATGAGTTCAACCTTGGAAATTACGGTCCTCCAATCAGCGACGGCTTGGGTTAAACTACCATTGTTGGGAACGAGGTAAACATAGTTGAGCATGTCACCCTTGCGCTCGAAGCGGACAGTGGACATGCCATGGTTGGAGACGTTGCCTTGAATGACCTGACGTTCGACAGTTTGGGAAAAATTGGTGTGACGTTTATAGGTGGACCTGAAGAAACTGACCTCGGGTTGACCCACGAGGTGGACGTCCTGAGCTCCGACGGCTACGAGTTGGGCAATACCACCAGACATTTTATAATATAGTGAGACTTTATTTTTAAGCGTTCACTATCACATAAATTGGGATCCGGGTCGTGAAGGTGTAAAATCACGTTTTCTTATACATACGTCTGGACCACCCTCTATCATATTATCGGGGTTAATAGGCCATCGCACTTCGAGTGGATTACCATCAGAATCATAATCTATTCCACTTTCTGGTAGTTCCCTAAGTAATTTCCTGTATTTATTCCACTTACTGTGCATTCCAGCATTGATAAATACATCCGCGAGTTGGGTCCAATCACTCTCACTGAGAAGAGTGTTGCGTATTTTGAGAATTTCTTGAATTTTACTACGGTTTTTGGGTCGACTGTCAACAAGTTCTTGGAGTTTAGTCTCAAAATCGACTCTCGATGGTTTATCTTCATTATTTTCATATGTAATAGTTTCCCATACATTTGATACCCACCCCTGAGAATTTTCGATAACTATTTGTTGTGGGACAACATTCGAAAACCCTGATAGGGTTAAATCAACTAAATCGTATTGCAATATTGAGTCCATATACTATCACTTAGTATTTTTTTATTTAATATGTTATGACGAGGATTTCCATATGTCGATTAGCACCGGCTGAAGACACCACGGAAGCTCCTTTATTGTAAATAACGAGTCCGGCATTAGCACTACCACTATGTAGTGGTATGGAATATACACTCGCGAGCCAGCTTGCATCTTGTCCTTGTTGTTGGACGACATCACCGTTAGAATTATATACTACACTAGAAATACTAATTATACGTGTATCATCGTAATCTGAGGTGAAGTACCCACCCAGGGTCTCACCGTTGGTACTGGCACCAGTTCGTTTGAGATATTGGGTTGCAGTGGACGTAGTTAATGTGTATCTAAACCTAAAAAATCTAATGGATGAGTTACCGTTAAAAGCACCGGTCACATTCAGTGACCCCCTCACATCCAATTGGGATTCAGGGACTTTCCCGATGCCGACGGCCGTGTCGCTGATGACCATGGACCGCCCGGTTCGGCCCAAGTTGTAGAGTTTACGGACCTCCGAGGCTTCGAGGGCGACTGAGTAGATTTTGGGGTTGGACATGTAACCATGTAAATATTCACTACTTCCACTCAGATTCGTATATCGCATACCTAAACTGAATATAGGGTTGTTTGGTATGCCGAGGGGTGCAGATACGCCCGAATTCGTTACGTCGATCATGACACCATCTATGTATATTCGTCGGTATGTACCATCATATGTAGCCACTATATGACGATATGTATTAAGAATACTTGGCTGTGACGTGGCGGCCATGATGGGATGATTATAATGAAATAATTGATAGCTGGTTACAGAATCACTATAAAAACCTATTGAATCACCAGTACCGTCTGTCCCGATATAAAATAAAAATGAGTTGTTATTCGTGGTACTTGATCTTTTTACCCACGCTGATAGAGTATAGGAACCATCTAGTTCACTACCATTCAAATTAAGTGTTCCTTGTATATAATCACTATTCCCATCAAAAAAGAATGCTTTTTCCGCTGAGGAGTACTGGGCAGTTCCCTTAAACCTCCCATGATTCCCCTGCCCCGAGATATCTGTGGGTGAGGAATTGACGGTGGTATCGAAATCCACCACCAACTTCTCCGGCCTAGGGGTTTCCGTATCCACGTCGTACCGAGAGATGCGGGGAACATCGAGGGACCTCCCTAGAGTCAGCGAACCCTTGTCCAGGGTCGTGGGGCCGGGGGTGCCGAAATAGCGGAGTTCCCTAATACCTGCTGCATCATCGGAGCCTACAACCATCGTTATTATCATAGCGTAGTATGAATAATAGGTAGTATTTCCAGTTACTGTTCGTCTATTTTCATATACCGTGTAGGATGAAGTGCTGCTACCAGCTGCTACCCATGCGTCACCTCCATTTGTAAATGAATTAACGTGTGACCATGAATGACCGTCATTACTTCCCCAAATCTGACCTTCTTTTGGATCTTGTGTGGTCAAACCAACCCAACTGTACTGTTTAAGACATGTCTTATATGGTAATTTTAGCACTACCCATTGTCCGTATGGAGTATTAGATGCTAATTTCGCCGAACCACTCGTAGTCAGAGCTGGACTACCACCTGCTGTAGCTGTAAACACAGAACTCGAACTTCTCCATCTATCGTCAGCATTGAGTACTACAATTTTATTAAACATTTTATCGACAGTCTGTGCGCCGAGTTCAGTACTTGCATACGCCTGAAATTCACCGTGACCTGGGACCATAGAATAACGGCCATCCATAGGACCTGGAGGATACTCTTGGATTCGCTCATCTCCCGCGAGTTCCAATTGGCCCGAGGGTTCGGCGACCCCGATGCCTAGGTGTCCCTTGTAGAGGGTCACGGAGGAACGGGTCCCCAAGAAATAGTCTTTTTGGTAGTCGTACAACTCCTTCACTTGGTCGGCGTTGAGGACCTTGGAGAAGAGACGGGAGTTCGCGATGGAGCCGTTGTAGTGAAAGCCTGCCCCTGCCCCGAGATGGTGACCACCGACTGCAAATTTAGCATTGGCATCAAAATTTAATACACCAGCTCCACTACCACCTCCCACAGGTATACTCACACCATTTACATACATGTTATATGATGTGCTTCCTTCCCCAGCTGCACCACCGTTGTATGTGTATACTAAATGATACCATATACCAACTTGAAGATTTGTCTTAAATTTTACGGAAGACCCTTGCAAACCCAAATTGATCTGACCAGGCACCCCGTCGATATTGGTGAAGCAAAATTGTAACCTCTTCGTGTGAACATCGGCACCTTTACCTATTTGTGTTATATTATCATTCTCACCCATGCTGTCTGCTTTAATCCATGTACTCACTGAATGAACAAAAGCTCCCGCGGGGTTTGTTATATCAGTTAAAATATAATCATCGGTCCCATCAAAAGTGAAAGCCTTATACGTAGAGTCAAAACCAACGCCACCGTTTAAGGTTCCATTATTTGTGTTAGGCGAAATATCAGTCACCGTCGTCCCCGATCCCGAGTAACTCGAAGTCTCCCGCCCATCATAGTAGACCTCCAACTGGGTCCCCGTGGTCCCCGGCACGTTATACACGGACTTTAGGGTGGTGTCTAGGGAACTGTCACCTTCTTCGTGGCCGTAGAAGGCGAGTTCACTCATCGACCATGCGGTATTATAAACAGAATCAATCGGTCCGGTATTCGTACATATGAGACCGACATGTTTATAATATGTACTTGTATTTACGTTAAACGTATATGGTATAGTACTATCTTGAGGGTATACAATCACGGTATGTGTATCAACATATTCCCATGTTGAACCATCATGTGATCCGGCGACCACCATTACCTCCCCAGAC